GAAGGCCGAGACGTATGCGCAGCTGCAGCAGCTGGAGGCGGCATGAACGGGCTGCGCTTCAAGGTCGGCGAACTGGCGATCATCGCGGTGGACATTGACGGCCACGGCTACGAGGGCAGCATTGTCGAGATTCTGGAGGTCGGCCCGCTGCTCGCGATGAACACCAGGCGCGAAGTGAAGTGCTACGACTACGAAACGTCTTCGCTCAGTGACGCATCCGACCGAGGTCTGTGCTGGGATATCGAACTGCGCAAGCTGGACCAGCGCGGTGAGCCGACAAGCCTGGTGCGTGAGAGCGATTGCGAGGTTGCGGCATGACCGAACTGGCCGACATCGCGCGCGCACCTGCCGCGAATCCGGTGCGCCTGGTGCTGCCACCGCCGGCTTCATCGGAGTGCATTGGTGGACCTGGGGAAGTCACCCGCCTTGGATACGTTCGTTTGTGGAACGGTGGCAATCGCAAACTGGCTCACGTCGCAGCGTGGGAAGCGGTGAATGGCCCAGTGCCTGAAGGATTGGAACTTGATCACCTGTGCCGCAACCGATGGTGCAGGAACCCTGATCACCTGGAGGCAGTGACACACCGAACGAACTCGCAGCGTTCATCGAACCGCAAGTTGAGCCACGCAAAGGCGAACGCGATCAGGGCTGCGTATGTGCCTCGTGTCGTCACGCAATGCGCGCTTGCGCGGAGATACGGCGTGAGCCGGCGAACGATTGAGTGCGTTCTTAAAGGGACGTTTTGGGCATGACCTCAATGGTTCTTCCATACCCTGTGTCGAGTAATTTGTACTGGCGCAGCTTCGTCCCGCGTGGCGCGAGCAGGGCGATCGTCGTCGTCAGCGACGAGGCGAAGGCCTACAAGCGCGACGTGCTCAAGCTCGCGCTGGGAGCTGGCTGTCGCCGCCCCGTGTCCGGCCGTGTGGCGCTGACCGTGAAGCTGTATCCCGCACGCCCGCTCGACTGGTCGAAGCGCTCGGCGAAAGACCCTGACGGCTGGGATGACACCGTGCGCAGCATCGACCTCGACAACTGCCTCAAGGTCCTGCTCGACGCGCTGAAAAACGTGGCGTTCGATGACGATGCCTGGGTGCGCAAGATCGACGCCGAGCGGATGGAGCCCGACGAACACGGCGCCCGCGTCGTTGTGACGATATCGCCGATCGTGCGCGAACCGATCGCAGCCAGTCTGTTCGAAGCATGAGGCCGAAACGACGTGCATTGCCCAAGCTTCCGCTCACGCCCGAGGACGAGCGTGCGTTTCGGCGTGTCTTCCGGCGCGAGCGCAAGGCGCGCGAACTGCCACTCGATCACGGCGTGGGCCGCTTCCAGGTTGGCGATCGTGTGCGCTGGAAAGCGTCGGCACTGGGACATGAGCGCAGCGGCGTGATCGTGCAGGTCGTGGCGCGAGGCGATTATCCGGCGGTGTGCGCGCCACCGGACAACCCGCCGGCGGTCACCTTCCCCGAGCTCAACGGCCACCACTACTACCGCGACCATGAGAGCTACGTCGTGGCCGTGCCCTTTCCTCGACGCGATCGCCGCTATTGGCCTCGTGTTGGCTGCCTGGAGCTTGTTCGATGATCAACCGCGGCATGGTTCCCGATCCTCGCCCGCTGCCCAAGCCCTGGCGCGATGGTGAGCCGCCGACGCGCGGCCGATACCTGGTGATCGACCGCATCAACCGCAGCCAGAGCGTCGCGCAGTGGCACCCTCGACTCGGCTGGTGCGTGCTGGGTCGATGGCTTGGACGTGACGCGGTGCTGTGCTGGGCCGCGTTGCCGGACGATCCGCCGATCGAGAGGGTTTGGTGATGCGCCGCGCGACCACGCTCGAGGCCCGACTGACCGAATGGGGCAGGGAATACGGTGGCGGCAAATACGAGACCTACATCGGCCTGGGTAATTCGCCGCTCGCGTCGATGATGAAGTGGCACGGCCGGCCACCGTCCGGACTCGGCCATACGTCCGACAACCTCGCTGCTGACGAGGTGCAGGAGGCCATCGAAGCGCTCGAGCGACAAAAGGACGGCTGGACGCCCGCCCAGGTCATCCGCTGCGAATACCTGACGCCCGGCAAGCCGGTCGAATCGAAGCTGCAGGCGCTGCGCGCGATCGGGGAGAACCTGGGCCGCGTGCGCTACTACCAGCACCTGCGCCTGGCGCGCGTGCATGTGGCTGGATGGTTGCACCTGGCGTTTTGTGAAACCGGCGAGGATCACGTCAACACGGCGATTGTGTAATTACAAAACATCGGTTCCAATCGCTACACACAAAGTCACCCACCCGCGAAGCCCTGGCCAAAAGCCGGGGCTTTTCGTTTCCACGTCCGGAGATTTCCATGTGACCGAATCAGCATGGATCCAACTGCTCATTGCTGGGGCCAGCGGCCTGATCCTCGTCATCGGCTGGCTGCTGCGCCATAGCTCACGCCTGACCACGACCGAAGTGCAGATTCGGGGATTGGCCGACAACGCGAAGGATGACCGCGACCGCGCCGATCGGCAGAACAACAACATCATGGCGGCCCTGACACGGATCGAGGACAAGGTCGAGCGGAAGGCTGACCGCTGATGCCCACCATCACGCCCGAGGAAGCCGGCGGCAAGAACGTCTGCGCACTGCTCGACGCCATCGCGTGGAGCGAGATCGGACCGGGCCTGCTCGCGCACTCGGACAACGGTTACGACGTGCTGGTGGGCAGCACCGACCATGCGCCGCTGCTGTTCGACAGCTACGCCACGCACCCGGACGTCTACAGTCCGCGCCTTCGCAGCACCGCCGCGGGTCGGTACCAGTTGCTGTATCGGTACTGGGTCGCCTACAGCCGCATGCTGGGCCTGCCTGATTTCAGCCCGTTGTCGCAGGACCGCATCGCGCTGCAGCAGATCCGGGAGCAGGGTGCGCTCGGGCACATCCATGTCGGTGACTTGGCGGCGGCCATCGCGGCGGTGAACGACATTTGGGCCAGCTTGCCGGGATCGCCCTACGGCCAGCACGAGCAAGACATGGCGAGCCTGCAGGGCGCTTACGTGGCTGCAGGCGGCACGCTGGCATGAACTGGCTACGCGTCACGCTGCTCAAGCTGTTCAGCGAGCGGGACAACACCACGCCGGACGTTGTCCGCGTGGTCGGCGGCCTGCTCGCGTTGGTTGGCGGTGTCGTTTTTCTGTTCCTGTCCATCTGGAACGTCGTTGTGAACAAGGTGCCATTTGCCTACGAGTCCTACGGCATCGGCCTGGGCCTGGTGATTACTGCACTGGGCGGCGCGGTCGCAGCCAAGGCATTGACGGAGCGCAAGCCATGAAGAACGACGATTTCGACGCCGCTCGCGGCATCGTGTGGGCCTGCCTGTTCGTGACGGCGGTCTATGCCGCGATCGTGATCGCCTACATCGCCTGGACGCACTGATGTTCGAGTCCCTGGAAGCCAAGGCGATCGCCTCGACGGTGCTGACCGTGCTGCTGATCCTTGCGGTGGTCGGGTTTGCCTGGCACGAGCGCAACGTCGGTGCGGACGGCGTGCAGGCGAAGTGGGATCTGGCCAATGCGCAGGAGGCCAAGCTCACGGTCCACGCCAGCGAAACCGCACGCGCCGCGGAGCACCAGCAAGCCGCCGATTTCGCCGGCATCGCCACCACCTTCCTGCAGGCCACGACCCATGCGTATCCATCGATTGCCGACACTCTTCCTGCTGCTGTCGCTGCTGGCACTGTGCAGCTGCGCGACGCCTGCCCCGCGCCCGATCGCGGTGGCGTGTCCGCAGCCGCAGCCGCTTCCCGCGAGCGTGATGCAGCCGCCACCCAAGCCCTTGCAGACCGCGTCGCGGATTCAATCGCTGCTGTTCGCGCCGGCGACGACGCCGACGCCCGCGAGCAGCAGCTCGACGCCAAGATAAACGCGCTGCAGGCCGTGCTACGCGCCGAGCGCAACCCTCTCCACTGACCCAAGGCATCCCCATGATCCTGATCCTGCTGATCGTTATCGTCCTTCTACTGGTCGGCCTGTGGTTCTGGCACGGCCATCACAGCGCCAAGATCAACCAGCTGCGCGCCGAGGTCGACACCGCATTCCGCGGCATCGTCGCCAAGATCGACGGCGGCTCGACGCAGGCTCCGCCCAAGCCGTGAGCGCGCATCGCAAGCATGATCGCGAGGCGCTGGTGCCGGCGATGTGTGAGCGCATGGCGAACGATGGCATCCCGCTGGAAGTGCTGGCGCGTGAGTTCGGTGTGCCCACGCGCACGATCAACCACTGGCGCGAGGACGACAAGGACATCGATGCGCAGTTCGAGGATGCGCGCCGCGTCGGGGCCGATACCATCGCCTGGCAGTGCATGACGATCGCCAACACGCCGCAAGAAGGCCGCGTGATCGTCGAAAAGGGCGACAGGACAGAGGTGCAGGTGGGCGACATGCTCGGCCATCGCAAGCTGCAGATCGACACGCGACTCAAGCTCCTGGCCAAGTGGGACAAGCGCTATGCCGAGCGGCAGGAGATCAACCATCTCGGCAAGGTGACGCTCGAGCAGCTGATTACCGGAGCGGGCGAGAAAGCGTGAGCATGCTGGCGGCCTATGATCGCATCCGTCAGTGGCGGGTGGATCCGGTCAGTTTCGTGCGTGACAACTTCGCCGTGGAGCCCGATGCGTGGCAGCGTGACGCACTGATAGCGCTCGGCGGGGAGACCAACCCACGCCGCGAGCTATGCCTGAAAGCCTGCACCGGGCCGGGCAAGTCCGCGCTGCTGGCCTGGGCAGGCTGGCAGCGCCTGGCGTGTTTCGCGGCCAAGGGTGAGCACCCCAAGGGTGCGGCGCTGTCGATCACCGGCAACAACCTGAAAGACAACCTGTGGGCCGAGCTGGCGAAGTGGCGCGGTCGCTCGGCGTTCCTGCAGGCGGCATTCACCTGGACGAAAGAGAAGATCTACGCCACCGACCATGCGGAGACCTGGTTTCTGTCGGCGCGCTCCTTCGCCAACGATGCCAACCCCGAGGCGATCGGCCGCGCCTTGTCCGGCCTGCACAGTCAGTTTCCGTTCGTGCTGCTGGACGAAACGGGGGATATGCCGGTCTCGGTAGGCAAGGCGGCGCAGCAGATATTCACCGGCATGCCGCAGGACGCGGCGATCATCCAAGCTGGCAATCCCACCAGCACGGATGGACTGCTCTACGAGTCGTGCGCCAACCGCTCGGATCGGCGCGTGGTGATCACGATCACCGCCGACCCGGACGACCCCAAGCGCACGCCGCGGGTAAGCATCGACCACGCGCGCGAAATGATCGCCGAGCATGGGCGCGAGAACCCATGGGTGATGGCCACCATCCTCGGCCTGTTCCCGCCAGGCGGCTTCCGCTCGCTGCTGGGCATCGAGGACGTGACCGCGGCGATGGGACGCCATCACCGGGAGACCGAATACGAGACATCGGCGCGCATCCTGGGCGTGGACGTGGCGCGCGAGGGCGACGACTCGAGCGTGATCTTCCCGCGCCAGGGCGTGGCGGCCTTCATGCCCAAGATCATGCGCAACGTCGACAGCCTGTTCGGTGCCGGCGCGGTGCAGAAGAAGTGGACCGAGTGGGGCGCGGATGCGGTGTTCGTGGACAACACGGGCGGGTTCGGTGCCGGCTGGCTCGACCAGCTGCAAGTTCTTGGCCGCAGTCCCATGGGCATTCACTTCGCCGGCAAGGCGTCGGATCCGCAGTACGCGAACAAGCGCGCCGAGATGTGGTTCCTGATGGCCGCGTGGGTGAAAGCAGGCGGGTCGCTGCCGAACCTTCCATTGATCGTGGCGGAGCTCACGACGCCAACGTACGCATTCAAGCGCGACAAGATCCTGATCGAGCCGAAGGAATCGATCAAGAAACGCCTGGGTCGGTCACCCGACCTGGCCGATGCATTGGCCCTCACGTTCGCCTATCCCGTGGCACCGCGAAGCCTTGCCGAGCGCATGGGCATCGTGACCGAAACCAAAGAATACGACCCCTTCGCGAGGCTGAACTGATATGTGCATCGGTGGATCTCCCAAAGCGCCGGCAACGGCTTCCATTACGCCCGTCATCCAGCCCTCGCAGGCCATCTCGGACCAGTCGCAGATGACCGCGGCGGCGGAGCGTCGACGCCTGCAGTCCATGGCCGGCTTCCAGTCCACCATTCTGACCGGGGCTGGTGGCGCGGCGACGCCCACTGGTGCGGCCAAGACCTTGATCGGGCAGTAACGTATGGCACGCACCGGCAAAGCTGACGCGTCCACCGTTGCGGAGCGACCGCAGGAATCGCGCATCCAGCGCTACCACAAGCGCATCGCGTCCATGCGCGAGGACCGCTACACCTGGGAGCCGCACTGGCGCGATATCCAGCGCTTCATCTCGCCGCGTTCGGGACGCTGGACGCTGGCCGAGACGAACCAGGGGCGCAAGAAAGACCAGCGCATCATCAACGGCGCACCGACTCAGGCGAGCAAGACCCTCGCCGCCGGCATGATGTCAGGCCTGACCAGCCCGGCCCGGCCGTGGTTCCGTCTGCTGACGCCCGACCCGAACCTGATGGAAGTGGCGGCGGTGAAGCAGTGGCTGTTCCTCGTGGAACAACGCATCCGCGACACGCTGGCGCGTTCGAACCTCTACAACTCCCTGCCCAACATCTATCGCGAGCTGGGCGACTACGGCACGGCGGCCGTGCTGTGCGAGGGCGACGATGACACGGTGGCGCGGTTCTACCCGCTGACCATTGGCACGTACTGGCTGGCCACCGATCACCGGCGCGACGTCGACACGCTCTACCGCGAACTGCGCATGACCGTGCGCCAGGTGGTGGACAAGTTCGGCATCGACAAGTGCTCTGCCGCCGTGCGCAGTCGCTTCCAAAACGGCAATTACGAATTGGCGGTGTTCGTCGATCACCTGATCTGCCCGAACGACGAGCGCGACCCGGGCAAGATCGATTCGAAGAACAAGCCATGGTCGAGCTGCTACTGGGAGCGCGGCGAGTCGACGTTCCTGCGCGAGCGCGGTTACGACAGCAAGCCGTTCTTCGCTCCGCGCTGGGACGTGCTTGGCGAGGACATCTACGGCTCCAGCCCGGGCATGGATGCGCTGGGCGACGCCAAAACGCTGCAGGTGCGCGAGAAGCAGTTCGCGATGGCCGTGGACAAGCATATCGACCCGCCGCTGGTGGGCGCGCCGGATCTGCGCAGCAAGGGCGTAAATGCGCTGCCGGGGGCGGTGACGTTCGCCAACATGAGCGAGGGACGGCCCAACCTGCTGCCGATCTACCAGGTCACGCCGGACTACCAGGGGGCGCTGACCGACAAGCAGGACATCATCAACCGCATTCGCGACACGTACTACGCGAACCTGTTCCTGATGCTTTCCAACTCGCAAGACAACTCGATGACCGCGACCGAGGTCAACGAGCGGCACGAAGAGAAGCTGCTCGCGCTCGGCCCGGTGCTGGAGCGGCTCAACAACGAGCTACTGGATCCGCTGATCGATCGCGTGTTCAGCCTGATGATGGCCGCCGGCGTGAGCGACAACCCCGCGGTGAGCCTGATCCCGCCGCCGCCGCCGCAGCTCAACGGGCAGCCGTTGCGGGTCGATTACATCTCGATCCTCGCGCAGTCGCAGAAAGTGCTGATGACCGGAGCGATTCAGCAGTTCGTGCAGTTCGCCGGCGCCATGGCATCGATGAATCCGGGCGTGCTGGACAAGGTCGACTTCGACCAGGCGCTGGACGAGTTCGGCACCGATCTCGGCGTGCCGCCGGCGATCATCGTGTCTGACGACAAGGTTGCAGCCATTCGCCAGCAGAAGCAGCAGCAGAAGCAGCAGGAACAGATGGCCGCCATGGCGCCGGCGTTCGCGCAGTACGCCAAGGGCGCGCAGTCGCTCAGTAACGCGAACGCCTCGCCGGGCTCGCTGCTGGGCGCGGCCGGTGCCGCAATGAACGGCGGAGCGCCGCCGGCATGAGGCAGAGCGAGACCAGCAAGCAGCAGGAGGCCGCGCGCGCCAAACGCATCGAGGCCGCGCAGCGCAAGGACATCGGCGTGTTGCTGGACCTGCCGGAGTTCCGGCGCTATCTCAAGCGCTACCTGTCCATCTGCAGCGTGTTCAAGACCACCTTCACCGGCACGAGTGAAACGTTCTTCAAGGAAGGGCAGCGCTCGGTCGGCACCACCATGTTCGGCGAGATCATGCAGGTGGGCCCGGAGCGGTTCTCCGCGCTGATGGCCGAGCGCATGCCCGAGGACGAGGAAGAGGACGCCAGTTAAAACGCCGTCTTGGCGCCGTACCAGCTCACGCCGATGGCCAGCAGACCCAGCATCACGGCGTTGAAATAGGCGCCGCGCATCGCTTCATCCACCGCGCAGCCGAGCATGGCCACGACCACGGCGACCCCGATCCACGTCGCAACACTCCACCCTTTCATAGCCTTGCCCTGTTCCTGATTCCCACGGCAAGCCTACCACCAGCCGCCTCCTGGCGGCTTTTTCATGCACGGAGTTTCACCCATGACAGAGCAGTCCACCGCCGCCACGACCACGAATGCGGCCGCCGATGCAACGTCAGGGACGCCCGCGCCAGCTACCACGGCAACGGCAACCCCTGCAGGCAGCACCACCAGCCCTGACCCCAGCAAGACCACCAGCACGGCCGTCACCGGCGACCCCGCACCGACCGGCGACACGCCGACCGGCGAGGCAGCCGCCACCGACACGCCGGCCCTCAAGGCGCCCGAGAAGTACGAGTTCACGGCACCAGAGGGCATGACGCTCGAGCCCGGCATCACCGCCGAGTTCGAAACCATCGCCCGCGTGCACGACCTCAGCAATGAGGACGCGCAGAAGTTCGTGGGCCTGGGCGCGAAGCTTGTGGAGAAGCTGGCCAGCCAGCAGCAGGAGGCGCACACCGCGCAGGTCTCGAAATGGCTGGACGACGCCAAGGCCGACAAGGAGTTCGGCGGCGAGCAGTTCGAGAAGTCCATCACGGCCGCACGCAAGGCCGTGGAGAAGTTCGGCACGTCCGAACTGAAGGGCCTGCTCGAGCAAACCGGGCTCGGGAACCACCCGGAAATCGTTCGTCTGTTTCATCGCATCGGCAACGCCATCGCAGAGGACTCCCTTGTCATCGCCGCTTCGGGCGGCGGTAGCAAGCGGTCGGCTGCGTCGGTCCTGTTCGACAACCCGACGTCTCAACCTCAGAGGTAATTTTCCATGGGTACTCTCACGATTCCATCTGGTGCCGCCACGCTGCTCGACTGGGCCAACGCGATCGATCCGGAAGGCAAGGTCGCCAAGGTCGCCGAGCTGCTGGCGCAATCGAACGAAATGCTGCTCGACATGCCCTTCATCGAGGGCAACCTGCCGACCGGCCACAAGGGCTCCATCCGCACCGGCCTGCCGGCGGCGATCTGGCGCAAGCTGTACCAGGGCGTTCCGCCGACCAAGTCGCTGCGCGCGACGATCGAGGACGCCTGCGGCATGCTCGAGGCGCGTGCCGAGATCGACAAGGATCTGGCCGACCTCAACGGCAACAGTGCCGAGTTCCGTCTGTCCGAGGCGCAGGCCTTCATCGAGGCGATGAACCAGAGCATGGCGCAAGCCGTGATCTACGGCGACTCGGGCCTCAACCCGGAGCAGTTCAACGGCCTGGCGACCCGCTACAACACCATCACCGTGGCCAACAACCAGGTGGCGAAGAACGTCATCAACGCCGGCGGCTCGGGTAACTGCACGTCGGTATGGCTGGTGCTGTGGGGCGAGAACACCGTCACGGGCATCTTCCCCAAGGGTTCGCAGGTGGGCTTGCAGCACCAGGACCTGGGCGAGATCGACGCGTTCGATGCCGGCAACGGCCGCTATCGCGCGTATGCGGACCTGTGGAAGTGGAAGTGCGGCCTGCACGTAAAGGACTGGCGCTACGTGGTCCGCATCGCCAACATCTCGCTGACCGACATGCTCGGCCAGTCGGGCACCCAGGCCAACACCGCGGCAACGTGGCTGCCCAAGCTGATGGTGAAGGCGATGGCCCGCATTCCGTTCATGACCATGGGCCGGGCGGCGTTCTACGCCTCGCGCACGGTCAAGGAAATGCTGGCGGTCGGCGCGATCGACAAGTCGCAGAACATCCTCTCGATCCAGGCTGCCGCGCAGCAGTTCGGCAAGGTCGAGCCCGGCTTCGTCGGGGCGGGTGGCACCTTGAACGTGCTCGGCGTGCCGGTGCGTACCGTCGACCGGATCCTCGAGACCGAGACCGCACTGACCTGATCGCTCCGGCGGGCGATCGACCCTGATCGCCCGCCGGCCCATCGGACAGACCATCGATCACCTTCCATCCCATTGAACAGAGGTAATCCCCATGTACGTCGATTCTCAAACCGAGTTCTCCAGCTCGCAGGCGGTCACGGCCAGCGCGATCTCGAGCAACGTGCTCGATATCTTTTCCACCCTCGCCGGCGGCACCAGCAACGGCGCCGCTATCTCGCCGAACGCCAAGATCAACATCGGCAACGATGTCGACCTGAGCCTGGTGGTCAGCACCGCGGTGGCAGCGACCGCAGCGGGTGCGGCAACGCTGACCATCTCGCTGGAGTCCGCTGACGACGCTGGTCTCACGACCAACTCGCAGGTGATGTATTCCAGCGGGCCGCTGGCCCTGGCTGCGTTCCAGAACGCGGGCTCGCAGCTGGCCAGCATCAAACTGCCGTCTGGCCAGTACCGGCGCTACCTCGGCGTGCGCTACACGATCGGCACCGGCCCGCTGACTGCCGGTGCGTTCGACGCGTTCCTCACGCCGGCGGTGGCCAATAACCAGGCCTACGCGTCCGGCTTCACTGTGCAGTAACGGAGACAGCTCATGGCGAAGGTAGAAGTACGGGCGATCGAGAACGGCCACGACGGCAATCGCTACATCCACGTCGGCGAGCGGTTCTCTGTCGAGCGGTCGCGCCTGAAAGACGGCTCGACCTGGTTCAAGGAAGTAACTCGGGACGACGCCAATGACGGCGGCAACGACGGCGAAGACGCCAACGGCCACGACGGCGAAGAGCAGCAAGGTACCGAGTAAACCGCCCGCAGTGGTGACCCTTGAGGGGCTGGAAACAGCCCCTCTCTTTTTTTTGCGAGAACGTCATGGCCTCTGATCTGACCATCTTCAACCAGGCGCTCTCGCGCATCGGCATCGACCAGTTCGTGGGCGATCCGAACGAAACCTCCAAGGGCGGCTCGATGTACCGCCTTTGGTATCAGACGTGTGTCGAGGCGTGCCTGCGCGACTTCCCCTGGAACTTCGCCACGCGGCTGATCGCCCTGGCGCCGCTGACGATCACGGTGCCTCCGGGCTGGCTGTACGCCTACGGCTACCCGATCGACTGCCTGATGGCGCGAACCGTGTGCAATGCCGCCGGCGCGCGAAGCACGTTCAACGGCCCGGACTTGTGCGTGGGGCAGGCCGTGCCTTGGGCCGAGGTCGACCAAGGCATTCCGGGCTATCCGATCGTGGCGCGCCCAACCGTGCCCTTCGCGGTCATGAGCGTGGCGACCTCGCCCACGGCGGTCAGTCGCGTGATCGTGACGGACATGCCCAGCGCGTACCTGGTCTACACCGCCAACCGCGACGACCCGAACCTGTTCGACGCCGGGTTCACTGACGCGCTGGCGTGGAAGCTGGCCAGCGAGATCGCCGGGCCGTTCCTGGGAGCACCCGCGGGGCAGCAGGTGGCGCAGATGTCCGGCAAGTATTACGCCAACGCCGTGCAGAACGCCCGGGCGCAAACCCTCAACGAGAGCGGCGCCGATATCCGTCCCGACTCTCCGGCGGTTTCCTGCCGTCTATGAAACTGACCCAGCCCTCCTTCACTGGCGGCGAGCTCGCGCCGGCGCTGTATGCGCGCACCGACCTGCAGCGCTATGCCAACTCCCTGCAGACGTGCCGCAACTTCATCGTGTCGAGCTATGGCGGCGTTTACAACCGACCGGGCACGACCTACATCACCGACACGAAAGGCGATGGCGCCTGCCGGCTGATCCCGTTCTCGTTCAACACCGAACAGAACTACGTGCTCGAGCTGGGCGCGAACTATGCGCGGTTCTATGCCAACGGCGCACCAGTGATGTCCGGCGGCTCGCCGGTGGAGATCGCCACGCCGTGGGGCGCGGGCGATATCTGGAGCGTGCGTTACACCCAGTCGGCGGACGTGATGTACCTGACCCATCCGAACTACCCGCCGCAGACCATCAGCCGCACCAGCGCGGCCACCTTCGTGATTGCGCCCTTCGTGGTGTTCGAGGGGCCGTTCCAGCCGACCAACGGCAACGCGGCGACGATGATGGCCGCGAGCGCTACGACCGGGAACGTCACGGTCACCTGCAACACCGCCGGCACGTTCAATGCCTCGATGGTCGGCCAGTTGCTGTATCTGCAGAATCAGAACTTCCAGAACCTCAAGCCATGGGCGTCGGGCGAGAAGAACGTCGCGATGGGCAGCTATCGCGTCAACGACGGCATCACCTACCAGGCTATTCAGGCCAGCACCGGGGGCACCTACGTCCTGTGCGGCGGCAACGCACCGCAGCACGACAGGGGCGCGCAGTGGGACGGTCCGGGCGATGTGCGCAGCGACGGCACCAACACCTACACCGATGGCGTGCTGTGGCAGTACGTCGATTCGGGCTACGGCATCGTGAAGATCACCGGCTATACGAACGACACCACAGTCACCGGCACCGTCACTCGGACATTGCCCCAGGGCATCATCGGTGGCGCGGGAACGCCCGCCCATGCGTGGAGCCTGACGGGCGACGGGTCGACGATCACCTTTCCGATCGCCGGCAACGTGTCTGCGCTGACCGGCAACTACAGCGTCACGATCGGCGGGGTGATCGTGCAGAGCGACCCGAACTACCTGCCCCCCAGTGGTGGCGGCAGTGGCACCGGCGGCGGATGCCTGGCAGTCGATCAGGTCATGCCGGGCGGTCTCTTGGCCGGACTTGTGTTCGCAGGTGGAACCATCGAGGGCACGTACGGCAACCTGGTCACGCATCGATTCAACGTGCAGGACGCGCGACTCAGCCTGCAGCCGTGCCGGCGTCTGGTCACCGAATCCGGCGCCACGGTCACGGCCAGCGATTCCACGCCAATGACGCTCCCGGGTGGTGCGCTGTGCATGCTGCCCGGGATGCTTGGCCAACTGGTCGCCGTACGCCGCGATGCGTGGTGGCGCCGGCTTGTCGGGCTGCCTCGCACACGCTGGGAACGCGTCACCCGCCTGACCGCTGTCGGAGATCTCTGGGTGAATCAAATGAGCATCGGCGGCTGGTGCCTGTGGGGTGGTGATCGCCCGGGTATCTACGTCTCGACGCACAACAACTTGGCATTGCCGAAATGACCACACAGCAGGGCTGGACGGTCGACAACGTTGGCCACACGATCACGTTCTACACGCCGCCGGCCAACGGCGCGGCGATCGCGGTGAACGAGTTTGCCCAAGGTGCCGTGAACGCCACAAACTTGTGGTCGTTGGGTGCCTGGGGCCCATCGAGCGGCTACCCGGTCGAGGTGGAGTTCTTCAGCAACCGCCTGTTCTTCGCTGGCACGCAAACCAACCCAGCCACGGTATGGTCAAGCAAAATCAGCCAGTGGAACAACTTCGGGCACAGCGTGCCGACCGCGGACGATGATGCGATCACCGCGACGCTGGTCGCCCGGCAAGTGAACGCGATTCACGACCTGGTCCCGCTCAAGGATCTCGTGACGCTGACGACCGGCTCGGAGTGGCGCACGACCGGCGGCACCGCCAACGTGCTCACGCCGAGCACCATCAGCTTCCTGCCGCAGTCGAACTATGGATCCTCGCCGGTGCCGAGCCTGGTGGTGGGCAACAGCGCGTTGTTCGTGCAGGGGCGCGGAGACTATGTCCGTGACCTGGCCTACCAGTTCGCGGTCGATCAATACTCTGGCAACGACCTGACCGTGTTCTCCTCGCACCTGGTGCAGGGGCACCAGATCGTCGATTGGACCTACCAACAGACGCCGTTCTCGGTGGTGTGGGCGGTGCGCAATGACGGCGTGCTCCTGGGCCTGGCGTACTTCAAAGAGCAGGAGGTGATGGGGTGGTTTCACTGTGACACGGTGAACGGCTTCGTCGAATCGGTGTGCTCGATCACCGAGGGCGACGAGGACGCGGTCTACATGGTCGTGCGCCGTGTCATCAACGGCCAGACCGTGCGTTTCGTCGAGCGCCTCAACAGCCGCTTCTTCGTCGACCAGCGCGATGCCAACTTCGTCGATGCGGGCTTGAGCTACGACGGGCGCAACTCGACCACCGCGCCCAGCGCCACCATGACGCTGACCGGCGGCACGACGTGGACCAGTGCGGACACGCTCACCCTCACCTGCGCCGGCGCGACGCCGTTCTCTGCCCTTGGCGTCAATGCCGACTGGGTCAAGCTCTACGGCTACACCCCGCAGCTCGACAGTGCCGGCAATCCGGTCACCGACGACTTCGGCACCATCCAGCAGGTGCAGACCATCCTGGCGTGCCAGATCATCGGCTACACCAGTTCAAGCGTGGTGCAGGTGCGCTCGATTGGCGACGTGCCCAAGAGCATGCAGGCGATCGCCGTGGCCTCGTGGGATTACTGCCCGCTGTCCTTCGGTGGCATGCAGTACCTGCAGGGGCAGGTGGTCTCGATCCTGGCCGATGGCAACGTGAAGGCGCAGCAGAAGGTGCCCGCCAGTGGCACGATCACGCTCGATGCGCCGGCGGCCGTGGTGCATATCGGCCTGCCGATCACCGCGGATTTCCAGACGCTCGAGGTCAACGCGATCGGGCAGGAAGGCGTGCGCGACAAGCGCAAGATCATCAGCAAGGTCACGCTGATCGTGAACAAGAGCCGCGGCGCGATGATCGGCCCGGACCCGGCCAACCTGCTGCCGATGAAGGGGCGGCTGGCCACCGACAACTACTACCCTCCCAACGCGCTCCAGAACGACCTGATCGAAGCGTATGTGCAGACCACATTCAGCACGCAGGGCGTGGTGTTCGTGCGCCAATCCGAACCGCTGCCGCTGAATATCCTCGGTGTGATCGCCGACGTGAGCGTGGCCGGTGGCTGACCTTTCGATTGTGCCGGTGCAGCCGTGGCATGCGGAGTATGTCGCCGCGCACCTGCGCGAGGCGGACCGCGCCGAAGTGTGGGCGCTGAACCGCATGACGCCCGAGCTGGCAGTGCAGCGCAGCCTGCGCGCGCCAGGGGATGCCTGGGTGGCACTGATCGACGAGGAACCGGCCGCCCTGTTCGGCATCGCGTCCTCGAGCATCGTCGCCGACGAGGCCACTGTGTGGATGCTGGCCACGCCGATCCTCGACCGCAACGCGCGCTTGTTCCTTCACGAGACACCCAAGCTACTGGCGGAAATGCACAGCCGGTGGCCGCGCCTCGTCAATACGGTCCACATCGACAACCGTCGCACGATCCGCTGGCTGACCTGGCTGGGTGCGGTGTTCGACGTGCACGGCAACCAAGTGAGGTTCGAACTATGTGCGCGGTAGCAGCCATCCCCTACGTCCTTATGGCAGTCGGCACCGCCTACACCATGCACGCCGAAGGGCAGGCGGCGAAGTACAACGCCGCCGTCGACACGCAGAACGCGAAGGTCGCCACCACGCAGGCGCAGAACGCCAACGCGATGGGCACCTACCAGCAGAACGAAGCGGCCATTCGCGGCAAGCTGGCCGAAGGTCACCAGATGGCCGTGATGTCGGCGAACAACGTCGATGTCACCACCGGCAGCGCGGCGGACATCCTGGGCGATACCGCCATGTTTACCGGCATGAACGAGAACCAGGCGCGCATCAATGCCCAGCAGCGCGCCTACGGGTTCCAGGTGCAATCGCTCAGTGACCAGGGCGCGGCGGCCTACGCCAAGTATTCCGGGCGCACGCAGCAGATCGGCAGCTTCCTGCAGGGCGCGAGCTCGGTGGCCAACATGGCGGCGAAAAGCCCCAGCCTTGGCGGCGGCTCGGGCACGCTGCTGACCGGCGGCAACTACAGCGGCGGCAATGGATTCAGCAGTTACGGAATGATGAACAACTTCGGCGGTGGAGGTTTAGGATGATCGTCGTCCCGCGCGTCAGCGGTCCCGATATCGCGCCGGAGGCCATGCCCAGCGCGCGCATCGGCAATCAGGTCTCGGCCGGAGGCATGGGCGCGGATATCGGCCAGGGGCTGCAGCAGCTGGGGCAGGCGACAGACGAGCTGTACCAGCGCGAGCAGTACAAGGCCAACGCTGCAGCAGGGAGCCAGCAGGTGTTGGACCTATCGACGAAAGAGGCTAGCCTTCGCGACCCGAACAACCCACAGGGTATCTACAGCTACAAGGGCATTGACGCGCAGAAGGTTCCTGGCGTGGTTCGCCAGCAGATGCAGGAGTTTTACAACGAATACCAGCAGAAGCTGACCAACCCCGTGCAGAAGGAGATGTTCAGCCGGCTCTACAGCCGTCGCATGCTGGCAATATCCGACGAAGCCAACCGGTACGCGGTGGGCCAGACCGAAGGTTACCAACGCCAGGTGTACACAGGCGGGTTGGGCACTACGCTGTCGTCGGCCACCAGCAAGGCGCAGGCGGGCGATACATTCGGTGCGCAGCAGGCGGAGCAAGAAGGCATCTCACTCATCCAGCAGTACGGCCACGCCAACGGCTGGGCGCCGGAATACACGCAGTCGAGCGTCGACAAGTTCCAGAAGTCCATCCAGGCGGCCAATCAATCGGCCACCCGGGCACAGGTGGAACAGTCGATCCTGCAGAACCCGCAGGGCACGCTGAACGACTTGGGCGCGCGCCTGGGCGTCAACCAGTACAGCCCGGCGAACCAGGCGATCAGCGGGCAACCAGGCGCCGCGCGTGGCGTGCAGAACAACAACCCAGGCAACCTGCAACAGTCGCCGGTGGCGTGGCAGGGCAAAGTGTCGTCGTCCGATCCACGCTTCGAAGCCTTCGCCAGTCCGCAGCTGGGCATTCGGGCGCTGGGCGTGAATGCGCTGCACCTGCAAGCCGGTGGCGCCAACTCGGTTTCTGACCTGGTGGCGCAATGGTCGCCGGCCAGCGAGAACGGGCAGGCCAACACCGCCGCCTACATTGCGGCTGTCGCCAAGACCATGGGCGTGGATCCGAACGCGAATGTCGACCTGCGCAATCCGGCCACACTGACCGCCTTCACCAACGCGATCATCACGCACGAGAACAAGGGCAACCCGTACAGCCCGGATGTGGTGCAGGCCGGCGTGTCCGCGGCCCTGGGCCAGAGCAAGCTGGCCGATGCGCACCCGGCCGTCACCACCAATGGCAGCGGCCTGATCGTGCCAGGCGATGGTACCGGCACGCCGATCGCCGAACTGAAACGCACCGGCAATGCGCAGATCGACTCGCTGCCGACCGCCGACGTGGTGCAGCTCTACAACCGCGCCCGCGAAGAAGTGAACCGCGGCAAGGTCAACCAGCGCGCCGGCATCGAGCAGCGCGTGCGCGATGACACGGCCGCCTTCCAGAACGGCCAGACCGTCAAGCAGCCGCTGTCGCTGGGCGACTTCACGCAAGCCTATGGCGACCAGCAGGGCATGACCGCGTTCGGCGCCTACCAGTCGAACCAGCAGCTCGGTCAGGATCTGCAGACCGTGAGCACGCTGACCCCGACGCAAATGCAGGCGCTCGCGCAGGCCCGCCAGCCCACGCCGGGCGAGAACTTCGCGGTGAAGCAGGAAGACGAGAACCACCTGGAACGCGCCATGCACCAGACCCTGACCCTCCGGGCGAAAGACCCGGTGGCGTGGGCGATGCAGGCGAACGTCGGCGGCGTGCAGGCGCTCGATACTTCCAGCCCGGACAAGCTCGGCGCGTCGCTGGCCAGCCGGGCATCTGCGATGGATGCCCTGTCCTCGACCTATCAAATGCCCAACCGCATGTTGTCGGAACCGGAGCGTGCGCAATTGGCGGCGACGCTGCAAAACGCGCCGGTGGGCACGAAAGCGCAGATGCTCGGCGCGATCACCAGCAAACTGCCCGAGCAGGATGCCGACCGTGTGCTGCAGTCGATCACGCCCGACGCGCCGGTGATGGGGTACGCCGGGCGCATCATGGCCGCCGAGCGATCGGCACAGACCGGCACCACGGGCAGCTTGTGGTGGAAGCAGCCCTCGATGATGTCCGCCAGCGACGTCGCGCAGACCATGATCGACGGCCAGCAGCTGCTGAACCCGGTAGCCGCGCCGGACCCGGAGACTGGCAAAGCGCCAAAGGCCCATGGCGCCAAGCCGAAATTTGCGATGCCTGCCGATGGCGGGATCTCCGGCCTGCGCTCGGAGTGGACGGCGGTGGCCGGCGATGCGTTCCGCGGTGACGGGGCGGGCGATGCGCAGGCCTACCAGGCCTTCCGCGCCATGTATGCCGGCCTGGCCGCCAAGCAGGGCATCAGCGACGGCTCGCTCAACGCCAACCTCGCCACCGAAGCGGCCCGGGCCACGCTCGGCAACGTCACCGACTGGAACGGCCACCAGGTCATTCCGCCCTATGGCATGGACGGCAACGTGTTCAAGGATGCGGTGAACGCCAGTTGGCAGGCGCAGCGGGCCAACGTGCCGGGCGCGGAGTCCCAGGACGCGGGCGCGTACACGCTCGACACCCTGGCGCCGGGCACCTACGGCATGAGCAACGGCGGTGCGCCGGTACTGGACCAGCACGGGCGTCCGGTGGTGCTGCGCATCAATGCCGCCAATGCGGCGCAGATCCACGCCCAGGCGCAGCAGCTCGCCAGCAAGCCGCCTGCACCGATCGCACCCGCCACCGCGCCGGACATGCCGCGCATGAGCATCAGCGAATGAGCGCACAGGGCTGGGATCTCGACAACCTCTCCCAAGACGAGCAGCAGCGATTCACGGCGCTCTATGGCAGTCATCCGGCCGCCGCCGATCCCAGTAGCCCGGGCGCCTTCGCAGGCTGGTACAAGGCGGCGGCGGGCATCCCGTCAGGCGTGGCGAACGTCGGGCTCGATGTCGCCAAGCTGGCCGTGAATCCGCCGGACGTGCTGGGCCACCAGTATCGCGCCGAGAACGGCGTGGCCGAGCCATCCGATGCACCGATCCATACCGGCGCCGGCCTGTTCGACGCCGCGGCCAACAGCGTGCAGGACGTGCACGGCGGATGGGACAAGTTTCAACCGCAGGCCGACCACGCCATCGACCAAGCGCGGCAGGACGTCAACCGGGTATTCCGTCCCGACCCGCAGACGACCGGCTTTGTCGGCAACACCTTGTTCGGTGCCACCGACGTTGTGACCCGCGTGGTCGGCGGCGATCTGGTCGCGCCCGGCTTCGGCCTGACGCTGGCCGCAGGCACGACCGGGTACGAGCGCGCGAAAGACCTCGAAGCGCAGGGCGTCGACCCGTCCACGGCGACCGAGTCCGGCCTGCTCGCCGGCGGTTCGCTGCTGGGCATGGGTGGCGTCGCCGGCATGGGCAAGACCGCCCTGATGCGCGCGCTCACCAGTGCCGGCGTGAACTTCGGGTTCGGGGCAGGTCAGCGCGGCCTGGATTCCGCCCTACTGGCCGACCACGGCTACACGGCCCAGGCCGCGCAGGAGAAGTGGAACGACGGCGCCTCGATGCTCGGTGACATCATCATCGGTGGCGCGTTCGGCCTGCTGCCGCATGGTGGGGCGTCCAAGGACGACGCAGGCGGGGCGCCGCCGATCCCATCCGACCTGATCGATTCCGCGCTGGTCGCCAAGAATGCGCAGCACGTCAACGAAGTGGCGCCCGGCGTTCCGGCCGATCCGCGTTCAGCAGGGCAGCATGTGGACGCACTCGACACCGCTACCGGCCAGTTGCTCAACGGCCATTCGATCGACGTCGACCCTATCGTGCGAGGCGCGACGTTCGTGCCGCGTCCCGTGAATGCCGATGCCGCGGCAGGCATTGATGAGGCGTTCCGGAGCGAGACAGCAGGCACTGGGGACGGCGCCCTTGCGCAGGCACCTGAACTGATCGACCAGATGCCGTACCAGGCGCGACTGGACGAACTACGCCAGCGCCGCCAGCAGGGCGAGTCGCTTTCACCGGAGGACCAGAACGAACTGATCGACTTGCAGGACCAGGATGCCCGGCAAGCCAAGGTCGCCGGCAAGCCCATGGCTGGCGTGCAAAACATGGTCGGGCGCGCGCAGGCCGAACAAGCAGGGAAGTTGCTCCCCGTGCAGGTGTTCGCCGACGCGGACAACTTCAAGGATCTGAACGACAGTCTGGGCCATGGCGCGGGTGACACCGTGATCCGTCAGATCGGCACGCTGATGGCCAAGGCGTTGGGTGAGGGGAATGTCTTCCATCGCGGCGGGGATGAGTTCATCGGGCAAGGTCACAACGAATCGGACGTGACAGCAGCCATGGAGCGGATGCGGGAATACCTGGCCACCATGGCGATCAAGGCGACAAACCAGGACGGTGGCGTGATCACCCAAAACGGTATAGGTTTGAGCTATGGAAAAGGATCAGATGTCGAATCCGCCGAAACTGCCCAGTACGCCGACAAAGATCGACGAAAGCGGGCCGGCCTCCGCACCGACCGCCGAGAATCCACTCGACCGGCTGCCACTGATCGGCGAAACGGTCCGGAGCTGGATCCAGCAGGGTCACAAGCCGGTGAAGATCGAGTTGGTACCCAGACAAACGTCTCAGACCGTGTTTACCACGGCACCCTCGACAGCCCAAGCGCCCACGATGGCACCCCCGGATTACTTCGATTACCTGAAGTCGAGGGAGGGGAAGGGCGACGGCCCGATGACCTACGAGGAACACAATCGGCGAGTCAAAGAGTTCCTGGACAGCCACCCGACCTGAACCCCGCCGCTGGCGGGGTTTCTGTTTCTGGTGACTCCATCCGCTCCACCGATGCCGCCTACGGCACGCCTGACCGGCACCCGTGGGTCGAACTCGACGACACCCGAAACATCCCTTACGCCGGTGGCGTGAGCGGGGATGGCAACACTGTCTACCTCAGCAAGTACATGCCCGACACCGTGAAGGTGTCCGGCAAGACCATCGATGCGAAGGAAGGCGTGTTCGTCCACGAGGTGGAGGAACAGAAGGTCATGGTACCGGACGGCCCGAAGTCGCCGGAGTACATGACCGCGTTGCGGGCCGATATTACCTCGGAATCGAAGGCCAATCCGAACAGCCCGAAGATTCCCAAAAGCGATCTGGTGAAGGTCAAGAAAGGCAAGCCGCTGGCCTACCCACAGGCGCACGCGATTGCCACCGTGCGCGAGAACGCATTCATCCGCGCCAAGTACGGCATTGACCCTGAGCAGTACCAGAAGGCGCTGGCGGACGGCATCGATGCGGCGCGGACCAAAGCGCGGGCCGAGGGCGACATTCCGGCCGACATCGACACGACCCCTTACGATGATCTTGGTCAGCGCAAACTGTTGCAGGGCCATGGCGAGACGCCAACCGCGGGCGGTGATACGGTAGGCGTCCCCTCCGAAGGCTCTGCCGGTGCCACTGACGCGTCGCCAGCTGATCGATCGACAGGAACGCATGCAGGCGTTGACGAAGCGCAGCAAGGCGATCCTGCGCGAGATGGAGCGACTGACGCGCGAGATGCACACGATCCATTGCGAGCTGACGACGTTGCGCGAGCCCGCCAAGTCCTTGCCGATCGAGCCAGCGAAACTCTAGACGAGGGCGGCACCATCGCCGACGCCATGCGTGCGGCTGATGAAGATGTGCAGGCAGCCAATCGGCAATCCGATGGCATCAAGGCTGCCGTAGCCTGTTTCCTGCGATTTGGGAGTGATCTATGAGGCCGGAATGCATCCAGGCGGTGAACCGCGCGCTGGGGCGTAGCGCCACGACCGCTGAAACCCGAGACATCGAGAACACCATCCGGACGAGCATGCGCCGATTGGCGGCCGATGATCCGCCGGGCTGGTCGAAGCTGTCGCCGAATGAACGGTTGCAACGCGCGGCGCACGATGCATCCGAAGGGATTGAGCAGGAAGCGGCCAAGCGCCGACAGCGCACCGCCCTGGCGATCCTAGCGCACGACCGCATGCGCAACTACATCGATGCGCAGGTCGCTGCCGGACACGATGCCAGCGGGGTCGATGCGCTGCGCCGCATGCTGGTCGGGGAGACGGATGGAAAGAACAACATCGCGTCGGTCTACAACAAGACGAACGGCTACAACAACAGCTGGTCGACCTTTATGGCGAAAAGCTGGAACCTGCTCGACAAGCGACTGTTCGGGTTGCTGCGCGATCCCAAGGCCGAGGCGGAACTGTTGAGCGCGTTATACGGCGACAAGCGCGTGAGTCCGCAGTTCAAGGCGGCGGCGGATGACTTCCACGAAGCGGCCGAGATGGCACGCAACCAGATGAATGCAGCTGGCGGCGACATCGGCAAGCTGGACAACTGGGGCATCCCGCAAAGCTGGTCGGACCACCTTCTGCTCAAGGCCGGGAAGCAGAAGTGGACCGACATTATGTTGCCGCTGCTCAATCGCTCCTTCTACGTGCACGAGGACGGGAGTGCCTACAGCGATGCGGAGATGCGAACATTTCTGGGTGAGGCGTGGCAGACCGTCGTGACCGGCGGGGCGAACAAGGTCCTCGGTGGCGAGCGCATCGGTTCGGGCATCAAGGCCAACCGCGGCAGTGCGGAACGGCAGATCCATCTCAAGGATGCGCCATCGCACATGACCGCTATGCGGGCGTTTTCCGACCACAGCGTGATGCAGTCCATGCTCGGCCACCTCAAGAATATGGCGCGCAACACGGCGCTGATCGAGCAATTCGGCCCCAATGCTGACCGCCAGTTCGCCCACTTCCTCGAACAAGAGTCGGCGCGGTCGATTGTGGCCGATCCAGAGAACCGCAGCAGCGTCGAGAAGTCGTCCCGTTTCGTCGAGCGCCTGTACAACTACATGGCCGGCAACGGTCGGCCGCCGCCCACGACGTGGCACGGCAAAGCCATACAGGGCTGGCGCAACCTGCAGACGCTCAAGCTGGGCAGCGTGCTGGTCACCGCCTTCACCGACAATGCGCCTATGGCCGTGACAGCTCATGTGAATGGCATCCCCAAGACGAAGATGTTCCTCAACGAATTGGGCCGGCTGAACCCGCTGAATGCCAAGGCCAAGCAGATGGCGCAGAGCGCCGGCCTGATGACACGCACCTACAACGAAAGCATCAGTCGCTACGGTGGCGACGTGGGCGCGCATGGGTGGACCAGCAAGGTGGGCGCAGCCATGCTCAAGCTGTCGGGCGTCACGCGCTATTGGGAAGCCGAGCGCTTTGGGTTCTCCACCGGCATGCTCAACCAGGTCGGCTACGCGCTGCAGCACTATGACAACCTCGCCGATCTGGATCGGTCCGACCAGAAGTTCATCAAGTCGTCCGGCATGACCGAGGACGACTGGAAGATTCTCAAGCTGGCCAAGCTGGACGACTACGGCGGCAATCACACACTCATTACGCCCGAATCCATTTACCAGATCCCGGAGGCCGACATTGCCGCCGCCGTGCAGGGCGACCCCGGCGTGATCCGAAACCAAGCGGCCGCGCATCTGATGGGCTTCGTGCAGTCCGAACAGGACAATGCAATCCTTGAGCCCGATCCTGTGACGCGCGTCAAATCCGGCGCCGATCAGTCGCTGGACGGCATGTCGGCCTTCCTGGTTTCCAGCTACCGCCTGTTCAAGTCCTATCCCATGCAGATGCTTCGTTCACACTGGACACGAGCCGCCGGCGCCTACGAAACCAAGGCCGGGACAGCCGGGTATGCCGCGGCATTGATCGCCTCGACCATCGTGACCGGCGCGATCGCCAACAGCGTGAATGACATTCTGTCGGGTAAGGACCCGCGCACGCTCGACCTATCCAGCAAGGAAGGCTGGAAGAACTGGGCGGCCGCGTTAGCCAAGGGTGGCGGCCTGGGCATCTATGGCGACTTCCTGATCAATACGGCCGAAGCTCGCGGCAACACCCTGGCCGAGACACTGCTCGGCCCGCAGGTGGCCGACATCTCCAAGCTGCTCAACGTTGGACAGACACTGGTATCCGCCAGCACCGACCCGAACGCCAGCACTGTAAAGAAGCTTCAGCCCACCGGCGTTTCGACGGTCGCCGCGCTCAAGTCCTACGTGCCAGGATCATCGCTCTGGTATCTCAAGGCGGCCTTCAATCATCTGATCTTCAACCAGCTGTCCGACTACCTCTCGCCCGGCTACCTCGACCGCATGAAGGTCAAGGCACGCCAGCAGGGACACTCCGCCTGGTGGGAGCCCGACCAGGCCACGCCCTCACGCGCTCCGGACCTCTCGCACGTCGCCGCCGATCGCTGACCATCCCAATACCCTCGTCAAGCCCGCCTCACGCGGGCTTTTTTTATTGCCGGAGTTCTGCCCATGACCATCTCCACCACCAACGCATCGCAGGCCTTCGCCGGCAACAGTATCGCCACCTCGTTCCCGTGCGATTTCCAGATCACCCTGACGTCGGATATCAACGTCTCGTACATCAACCCGACCACTGGCGCGATCACGCCACTGGTGCTCAATACGGATTACACGGTGACGGGCGCCGGCGGTCCGCTGGGATTCACGCTCACCACGACGATCCCGGTGCCTACCGGCACGAACCTGCTCGTGCAGCGGGCGCTGCCCTACACGCAACCGACCGACTTCACCAACCAGGGCGCGTTCTTCCCGACCATGCACCAGGCCATGGCTGACCGTCTGTGCATGGAGATCCAGCAGATTGCCGGGAAGAACGCGTTGAACCTCTCGATGCCTGCCGGGCTGCTGCCGGAGCCAAGCACGGACCTGCCCATTCCGTTGGCGCTCGCGCCTCTCGTGTGGAGCGCCGATGGCTTGTCGCTGGAGAATGGAAACTTTGCCGCTGGCGACATGTTGCTGCGCCCGGACCTCGCCGGCACTGGCGCAGGGCAGGGCGGCGCGCTTGTCGGGTTCCTGCAGAGCGGCACGGGCGCCGTTCCGCGCACGCAGTTGAGCAAAAGTCGCGACGTCGTCAACGTGCTTGACTTCGGCGCGAAAGGCGATGGCGTGACGGATGACGGTCCCGCGTTTCAGAACGCGATCAACGCGCTCGGTGCGAGTGGCGGAAAGATTATTGTTCCCCAGCGGAATTACGCCTGCGCCACCAAGTTCGTGGCCAATGCCGGCGTGCTTCTCCAGGGCGACACGCTGAACGACAATTCGGCCAGCACAAACGGTTCGGCCAATGCCCTGCCGAGAATATTCTGGTCGGGCCCGGTTGACGCTGGCGCCATGTTTACGATAAAGCCGGCGACCGTTGGCAATGTTATTTATGGCGGTGGTTCGCGCAACATATCGTGGAGTGGGCAATCCAACGCCAGCTACGCGGTGCGGTTTGACAACACAAAGAACTCGGTGTTCGCCGGAAGAATCGATCAGGTGACCCATGCGGGCATCGACGTGTGCTCGGACAGCGGAAGTGTCTCGAACTTCTCTGAACATTTCTGCCTTGAGAGATTGGACTTTGTCTATGGGGCAACCGCGGCATGCTATAGCGCCGCGGGTCTTCTGTTGCGCGGAAACGGTTCGACCATTCCCGGCACGCAGCACCAGATTGGACCGTGCACGGGTCTTGTCTACAACGGGTTCCTTGTGCAGATCCAGGAGTGCGACAACTGCCAATTCGAGTTCATCGCGGGAACGCGAGACACAGGGGGCTCGGGTGGTTCGCTGAAAGCGTTGAACGTCGGTGCGCAGCCCGCAAGTAACAATGTGTTCAAGTACGTCGGCGGCTACACGACATTCGACAATGGCTTGATTGGCAACCACATCCTGCATTTCGCCGCAGAGGGCGGCTCGATCAACCAGCTCGCTGGCTCTTCGTCGTGGCAAGGGAGCCTTATCGACTACACGATAGGCAAGAAATTCGATTCCCACTCCTACCAGTTGCGCAAGAAAATCAGCATCCCGGCCGGCGCGTTTGTGCTGGATGCGCAAGCCACACAGTTACTGCTCGCGGGTCAGTGGGATGGCGTCAGCCTCCCGGACGCCGTGACGTCGTCCATCTCCGCGACACTCGCGCCCGATTACGATATTGACGCGGGAAAAATCACCGCGATCGAATTGCGTGTCTCCAGCAATGGAACCTCGGGTGGCAACCTTTCCCTCCAGGTGCTGCTCAGCTCCGCCGCGGACGGCAGCATAGGCTCCGTCGTGACGCCAGAGGTTTCACAGACGTTCACCCCTTCGGCCGCAGCGCAATACGTTCTCACGGCCCTCGCCCTCACCTTCACCACGCCACTGTCCGTTGCGGCGGGCGACAACCTGCTCTTGCGAATCATACGCAACGGATCGACGGACACCAACACGGACGCCTGCATCGTGCTCAGCGCGCGCCTTCTGTTCGAAGGCGCCGGCCCAAATACGGGGGGCTCCGGGCCTTGGTACATCCCGCAATGGTGAGCTGACGACGGAATCATGGATGGCCGATGACCTGGACACTACTCAGAATTTCCCCACGAATCGCCGGAAGCCGCGCCACGCCTAGCGTGACGTTTCCTATTTCCGGCACCACGACACAATTCCGGGCCGCTACAGCTTCGCCCGGATTCTCCCCGAAACGCCCGTGTAGCCTTGCCTCCGGGCGTTTCGCATTTGCAGAATTGCCCGCGTCCGCCCCGGATTGCCCGGCACAACTCCCCAGAATTTCCCCATACACTCGTCGGCATGGCGAGCATCCAACGGTCCGGAACGAAGTGGCGCGTGCAGGTCTACGCGAAGGGACGACGCGACTCTGCCACGTTCAGGACCAAGCAGGAAGCGTCTGCGTGGGCGCTGGAGCGCGACGCGGAGCTGACGGGTGCCAAGCTGCCGGCCAAGTCCTTCGGCGACGCCATGCTTCGATTCTCGCGGGATGTGGCGCCCACACGAGCGGGCGGCGACTGGGAAATCATCCGGCTCAAGGCCATGCAGACGTGGCCCATCGCCAAGCGCCGACTATCCGGCCTGGCTGGGAATGACTTCGCCGACTGGCGCGACGGGCGGATGAGTGCGCGCAAACCGGGAACGGTGGCCCGGGAAATGAACCTGATGCGGTCCGTGCTGGAGCACGCGCGAAGGGACTGGCATTGGCTCCGGGTCAACCCGCTGCAAGACGTGCGCTGGCCCGCGGTGCCGAAGGGTCGCAAGCGTCGGCTGTCGGCGGACGAAGTGACGGGCATCGCCGCAGCGTTCGGTGTGGGCGACGTACTACGGGCGGGAACGGCAACGCAGCGCGTGGGCCTGGCCTTCCTGTTCGCGATTGAGACCGCGATGCGATCCGGGGAAATCTGCGCACTGACCTGGTCGAACGTCTACCTGTCGTCGCAGTATGTCGTCCTGCCGAAAACGAAGAATGGCGACGCGCGCGAAGTGGCGCTGTCGTTGCGGGCCCGGGCGATCCTTGAT